TCCATGCCTTGTGGAACATCGTACATTTTATATGCTTCCAGAACATATGAACTCAAAACTGCTGAATATACTTGTGCAGGAGAGAAGATAATAAACCATCGTGCTCTCATGTATGAATTACCTTCTAGAAAGGGAGATTGTGGTGGTCTTTCCTTTGCCACTGGTCCTAACCATCAAGGTAAGATTGTATCAATGCATGTTGCCGGAAATGCTTCCGGCCAAGGCTATGGTTCTATTATCACTCGTGAGCTTATAGAATCTTGTCTTTCCTCTCTTGAAGATGTTACACAATCTATTTCCCTCCCTAGAGACATGGATGAACCAGTCATTTTAGATGAAGCTGATGAATTCCAAAGTAAATTCGAAATTCTTGATGTTGTAACTGAACATCTCCCAAGGGCTCCCACTAAGAGCGGATTTACCCGTTCTAAACTTTATGCTGCATATGACCATGCGGAATACGCTCTTGCCTATTTAAATAGAGGCACGAACTTAGAAGGTAATTTAGTGAATCCGATGCACTTGGCTAGGATGAAATATTCCAACCCACGTGTTTATCTTGACCCTAAACTTGCTCGTTCTGTTGTCAAGGAAGCTTTTGCTTTTCTTAACAACAATAGCGTGCATAATCAATGTCGTAAGGTCTACGATTTTGAAACCGCTGTCCAGGGTGATCCTGAACAGCCACTATTTATGGGAATACCTCGCAGTACTTCTGCGGGCTATCCTTATAATACATCTCTTTACCCTGACGTTAATTCTGGTAAGAAGGCTTTCTTCGGACCGGAAGGACCGTATGAGTTTACTTCTAAGCTAGCTCGTGACCTTAAGACTAAAGTCTTATTTCATGAAGCCAATGCTAAAATGGGTTTTAGAGGTTATCATCTATATTCTGATTTCCTTAAAGATGAAAGACGTCCTATAGCGAAAGTTATGGATGTTAAGACTCGCATGATTTCTTGCAGTCCTATTGAGCTTACGATTCTCACCCGTATGTACTTTATGGATTTTTCCATTTGGTTCATGAAGAACCGTATTCTTAATGGTGCCTGTGTAGGAATCAATGTCTATAGTGATGAGTGGACTAAATTAGCCCGTCATCTCAATAGTAAGGGTCCTGGTATAAATGACGGTGATTTCGAAAATTTCGATGGGTCTTTGTTAGCTAGTGTTGTCCGTTTCTATGGGGACGAGATCAACAATTGGTATGACGATGGTCCTGAAAATGCCCTTGTTAGACATGTATTATTGGCAGAAATTGCTTATAGTATACACCTTAACGGAAAGCATGTGCTTTCCTGGAATGGTAAAATGCCAAGTGGCAGTTCATTGACTGCCATTATGAATTGTCTCTTTAATATGTTTTCTTTCCGATATGCTTTCCGTAAAGTTATGCAACGACCATACAACTCTGAATTTTCTCACTATAAATTTGATGATGTTTGTTATTTGGCCGTTTTTGGAGATGATAATGCCTTAAACACATCCAATGTTGTACATAAAGCTTTCAACGCTGTTTCTATTGCTCAGGAACTTCGTGTTATTGGTATGAAATATACCAATGCAAAGAAGTCTAATGAGTTATCTGAAACGTATAGTGATATAACCCAAATTTCTTTCCTTAAAAGAGGTTTTGTGTGGGACGATTTCTATAATAGATATTTCGCCCCCCTTGAGATCGAAGCTTTGATGGAGATTCCCGCTTGGGTTACTAAGGGCATAAATGAAACTGAATTCGCCCGAGACAATGTTGACACATGTCTAAAAGAACTTGCTCTTCATTCTGAAGAGATTTACAAGAAACATTCTGTTCCACTTATTAAGGCGTCTACTAATGTTCTTAATTACACTCCTGCTTACACTAGCTGGGATGAGCTCAGACAAGAGAGTCTGGGCCGTCTTGGCAACTTGTAAGCGTCATCTCGCCTTGTATTAAAGGCGTGCATTTTCTTGCGGATTTTAAGATGCACGACCGAGTACAGGGCGTTAAAAGGGTGGTCTTATTTAAGACTTACTTCCAGGAAACCCTGCTGGCATTCCC